CAAGAATAAAAAATAAAAAATTAGTATTATTTGCAATAGATAAAAAACTTAAAGAACTAACAAAAAAAGTAGACCTTAAAAAAGAAGAAGTTCTGACAGAATTAATGAGAATAGGTTTTGCTGATCCAAGAGCATTTTTCAGAGAAGATGGTTCTTTAAAACCGATGGATGAATTAACAGTTGCGGAAGCTTCTGCAGTTAGTTCTATTACAGTCGTAGAGCAGTACGAAGGTCAAGGAAGTGAAAGAGAGTTTGTCGGATATCAGAAGACTATTAAGTTTAATGATAAGCTGAAAGCTCTTGAACTGCTTTGTAAAAATCTTGGTATTCTTAAGAGTGATTCAAATCAAACTAATATTCTTAATCAAATTCAATTGAACTTGAAGGTAGAAGAAGCCAAGAAATTAGGGGTTGGAAAGCTTCTTGAACTTGATAAGATTTTAAGTGAAGGTTAAATGAGTAAAAAATTAGATAAGAAGAATGTTTTAATCATAGGCGATACCCATTTCCCATTTGAGCATCCTAATTACTTAGAATTCTGTAAAAGTATCCAAAAACAGGAAAAATGTGGAACAATAGTCCATATTGGTGATCTAGTAGATAATCATAGTATTTCTTATCATGAAACTGATCCGAATGCTTGGAGTCCTCTTAAAGAAATGGAAGAAGTTGATAAAACATTAAAAAAATGGTTTAAAGCTTTTCCAGAATTAAAACTCACTAGAGGTTCTCATGACAATCTTGTAGATAGAAAAGGTAAAACAGTAGGATTACCTAGAAGATGTTTCAAACCTTATAGAGAAATTTGGAATCTTCCTGATAAATGGGAAGATGATTTTAATTTCGAAATAGATAATGTAGTTTATCAACATGGTACAGGAAATTCTGGTAAATTAGCACATTTAAATCTTGCAATATCTAATAGACAAAGTACTGTTATGGGACATTCTCATGCTTTTGCAGGAATAGCTTTCACAGCCTCACATAAAGATTGTATTTTTGGAATGAATGTTGGTTGTGGTATAAACATTAAAGCTTTAGCCTTTGCGTATGGGCAAGATTTCAAAAATAGACCTATTATTAGTTGTGGAGTTGTTCATAATGGTGAAGACCCCTGTATATATAGAATGATATTATAGTAATTAACAAAGGGATAGGAAGATATTCCGAAAAAGTGTTACCTTGACACTCTGCCCTTAGAAATTTTATCAAGGATTATCTTAAGGAGATAATAATGAGCATTTGTAAATTAGAAAGTTGTAAAAAAGAATTTGTTCCAACGAGAAAAGATAATGTTTTCTGTAGTCATAAATGTGGTTATAAATACAATCATAAAACTGAAAAAGGAAAGATGATACGTGAGAAGTATAAAACCACAAAAGCATATAAAGAAAAACGTAAAAAATCTAATCGTAAATACAGGGAAAATAATTATTTGAAAATAAGAGCACAAAGATTAGTTCGTGATTTTCCTATAGAAGAATGTGAAGTCCCTAATTGTTCTGATATTGGTGAAAAGCATCATGATGATTATTCTAAACCTTTAGAGATTCGTTATTTATGTAATAGACACCATAACGATTTTCATTGGGGTGCGAATAGACTATAATGAAGAGGAAAGACTGTGAAAAGTGTATTTTTGACGAAAAAAAGTGTGTTCTTTGTACATTTGTTAGTGAAAAAGGTATTTATGGAAAACAAAAGAAGTTAAAATTTTATAGTGTAGAATTTCATGAGCTACAACAGCAAAAAATGAAAGACCTTCATTTGGATATATAATGGAAGATACAAAACCAGAAATTGAAGAACAAGAATATATTATTGAAATAGCTGTACAAATACTTTATACAGGGGAAAAAGTTCCTGATAAAGCCTATGTGATTAATCCAATAGAAGAATTTATAAGTAACAGGTTAGATAAATTCAAACATGCGTATAAGTTGCAACGCACAAAAGTAACCATTGATGAAATGGAATATGAAGATGAAGAGAGTGATGAAATAATTTGAGCAAATTAGTACTTCCAGATGAAACCATTGAACAAATGCCATCTGCAGAAATTGTAAAAATTGCTCTTGCAGAAGAAAGTCTTTTGGAGTTTATCAAGCAAGCATGGCACATCCTAGAACCAACTACAAAATTTCAAACAGGTTGGCATTTAGAAGCTATATGTGATCACTTAGAAGCAGCTACTAAGAGACAGATAAGAAATTTAATCATTAATATGCCTCCAAGACATATGAAAGGATGTGCGGATGAAACTTTTGTTTTGACACCTAATGGTTGGACAACACATGGACAATTATGTATAGGGGATTATGTATATCATCCATCAGGAAAGTCTGTGATGGTAACAAACGTATCTGAAAAATTTGACACAGATATTGTTATAGAATTAACAAATGGTGAAAAAATAAAATGTAATGGTGAGCATCTTTGGACTGTTTACAATAGAAGCACAAGAAAATGGGAAACAAGAGAAACTAATGATCTCATTAATAAAAAAGTATGGTCTTCAAATAGAGCAGTTTTTCAATTACCTGAAACATCTTGCATAGATTTTGAAGAGAAGGAATTATTACTTCATCCTTATTTTATTGGTGCTTGGTTAGGTGATGGAACTTCTACAGCACCAGTAATAACTCATGATTTGTATGATGTAGAACATATTAGAAAAATAGAGTCTGTTGGATACAAAGTAACTAAAAAAATTCGGCAGAATGGTAATTCAACTCGTTCTTGTTTTACAAAACAAAATATTATACAGACAATAAGAAAACTTAATTTGTATAATAATAAACATATACCTAGTGATTATAAATATTCTTCTAAAGAACAGCGTTTAGAGTTAATGGCAGGTTTAATAGATACAGATGGACATGTTTCACAAAATGGAAGAATTAGGATATGTACATCTTATAAGAAATTACGTGATGATATTATAGAAGTAGCAGAATCATTAGGATGGAAACCTTATATATGTGAATCAGAATCTTCTGGATATGAACAATATGGTGATAATAAACCACATTATCAAATTGGATTTAATGCATCATGTGATATACCATTAGCTATAAAAAGAAAGAAAGAACGATTAAAAACTAATCATTTAAGAAGAAAAATTGGTATAAAATCAATTACTAAAAGTAAAAATCCAGAACAAGGTAATTGTATAACAGTTGATAGTGAAGATGGATTATATTTGGTTGGTGAAACACTTATTCCAACTCATAATTCACTTGCGGTGTCTGTTTTTTGGCCTTGTTGGGTATGGCTTAATGATCCTTCTTCTAGATGGTTGTTTTCTTCTTATGCACAAGAATTATCTACTAGAGATAGTTTGAAATGTAGAAGATTACTTTCTTCTGAATGGTATACTAAGAGATGGGGTCATAAATTTCATCTTACTGGTGATCAAAACCAAAAAACACGTTTCGAAAATGATAAGACAGGTTACAGGCTTGCAACGTCTGTTAGCGGATTAGTAACAGGTGAGGGTGGAGACTTTATAGTTTGTGACGATCCTCATAACGTAAAACAAGCAGAATCAGATGCAGTCAGAAAAGGTACGTTACGTTGGTGGGATGAATCAATGTCTACCAGAGGTAATAATCCTAAAACAGTTGTTAAAGTTGTTGATATGCAGAGATTGCATGAAGCTGATTTAACAGGTCACTGGTTAGAAAAGAGTAAGGAAGATGTGGTTCATTTAATTCTCCCTGCAAGATTCGAAAAAGAAAATAAATGTGTAACTGTTATTGGTTTTGAAGACCCAAGAACAGAGGAGGGAGAACCTCTCTGGAAAAATCTTTATGATGAAGAAGCATTGACAGCTTTAGAAAAAGATTTGGGTTCAGAATATGCGATAGCAGGACAGTTACAACAAAGACCATCACCTAGAGGTGGTGGATTATTTGCAGTTGATAATTTTAATTACATAGATCACATAGCTCCCTCAGAGATAGTAAGAACAGTTAGGTATTGGGATAAAGGTGGAACAGATGATCCTAACAATGCTTTAACTGGTGGTTGTAAAATGCATAAGATGAAAAATAATTCTTATATAGTTGAGCATGTAGTTTCTGGTTTATGGAAAGCTCCTAAACGAGAAGAGATGATTAAAAGAGTTGCTGAGAATGATGGCAGAGGAGTTACGATTGGAATTGAGCAAGAGCCGGGGTCTGGAGGGCTAGAATCTGCAGATAGCACAGTAAAAAATCTTGCAGGATTCTCAGTTAAAAAAGATAAAGTAACAGGTGATAAAGTTACAAGAGCAGAACCTTATGCAACACAAATAGAAATAGGAAATGTATATTTGTTAAAAGGTGCATGGAATGCAGACTTTGTAAAACAGCATGAATTATTTCCTATGGGACTGAGAAAAGATTTGGTAGATTGCTCTAGTGGGGCATTTAATTTATTAACAGGAAAAGGTAGAGCAGGAACTTGGGGCGGTAAGAAGAAATAATGGCTAAAAAAGATAAAGATACAATGCAGGTCAATAAAAAAGAGTTCTTCAAGTTCATGAACTCTATTCAAGGTAGAAGTGAACTTCTGCAAAGAGCAGGAAAATCTTACACAGATGATAGAGACATCTACAAAGCGTTAGGTTTTGAAAATTCTCTTACGTTTAAGCATTTTTGGGAACAGTATAAAAGAGGAGACATTGCTAAGAGGATTATCGAAGCACCAGTAACAGAGTCATGGAGACTCCCTCCTATGGTTGTTGAAAATGACGAAAACGAACCTACTGAATTCGAAAAACAGTGGCAACAATTAGTTGACGAAAAGAAAGTTCTTAATTACTTACTAAGATCGGACAAACTTAGTGGAATAGGTAGGTATAGTGGATTACTTTTGGGACTTAATGATGGGGGTTCTCTAGATCAACCAGTAGGAAATGCTACAGAGCTTCTTTATTTAAGACCTTATAAAGAAGAAAATATAACAATACAAACATTTGTAGAAGACATTACAAATGAGAGATTTGGATTACCAGAACTATACGAAATACAAACAACAACTGTAGCCAGTAATAATAACAGTACGAAAACCAGATTAGTTCATTGGACTAGAATTATTCATATAGCAGAGGGATTACTTGAAGATGATGTCTTTGGTACTCCAAGACTGGAAGCTGTTTTTAACCAGTTAAAGAATTTAGAATTAGTAAGTTGTGGAAGTGCGGAGATGTTTTGGAGAAGCGCATTGCCGGGATTTGCATTTATCTTAGATAAGGATGCGGTACTTGATTCTTCTTTAACAGAAGCAACGATGGAAGCAGACATGGAGAAGTATTTCCATAATCTTCAAAGAACTATTAACGTACAAGGAATGGATATTAAAAATCTAGCTCCTACAGTTGCTGATCCATCAAATCACGTAGATGTATTTGTATCCCTTATTTCAGGTGCGACAGGTATCCCAAAGAGGATTCTGATTGGTAGTGAAAGAGGTGAATTAGCTTCCTCACAAGATGAAACAGCTTGGAATAAAAGATTAGAAGAACGAAGACAAAATTTCATAAGTCCTAATATTATTGATCCATTCATAAAAAGACTTCAAGAATTTGGAATTTTGTCTGAGGCAAAATACACTATAGAGTGGAAACCAATAGCAGTACCTTCTGAGAAAGAGAAAGCTGAAATAGTTAAGACTCTTTCAGAGGCTATAGCAACTTATTTCAATGCGTTAGATGCATTCGATTTCTTACCATTTGAAATTTACATGAAAGAATTCTTAGATTTTGATGCAGAATTGGTTAAGAAAATTCTAGATGAGACTAAAGGTGCAGTAAGAACAAAGTTGAACGAACCTAGTTCCAAAACAAATCCTACAGGTCGTGATAATTCACCAAAACAATCTGCGGAGGTTACTGATGTCTAAAGGACATAAGATTAAATTACTAGAACCTAGAGATGAAAAACTTTCAGAACTTTTTCACATGAAGACTAAAGATTACAATGCTCTTGTTAATACTGTTAACTTTTTAGCAATTGAAGTAGGAATGTTTTTAACACATGACATTGATCCTGATTGTCCAAAGAAACTGTTTGTAGAAACACATCCAGATTTATTTGAGGAGGCTCTATAATGTCAGAAGATTTAAAACGTGTAGAAGATAAAATAGATGATCATTTCAGAGGAGTTTATAAAAAACTCGATGATATGAACAGAGAAATTACTACCCATAAAGTAAAGATAGAGAATTGTGAGGATGGTAAGAGTTCCTTAGAAGAAGAGATTTACGGAAATGGTAGAGCAGGATTAAAATTAGAAGTAGATCGTATTAAAAATGCGTTAAAAACAACAGGAATAATTAAAAGAAGTATGTGGACAAACATCGGAATTATTTTTACATGTGTGGGAGTAGCTGCAGGAGTAACCTTTAGTTATTTAACATATACGAAAAATAATACTTCTGATAAAGTAGCAATTTCTATTGAAAAAAAGGATATTGAATAATTTTAAGGAGTTTTAAAATGAGAAAGAAAGTATTTATTTTGGTTACAGTAACAGTTTTTGTGGCAATTTCTTTAGCAGGTTGCACTTTAAGAAACGCAAATGTGAAAATAGGTGAAGCAACAACAGATAAAAATGTAACAAATAGTGCGCCTATGAAATTAGTAGATTAGGAGAAAATATGAAAAGTATTTGGAAATCAAAATCATTTTTAACAGGACTTGGTTCTGTAATAACAGCTATAGCTCTTAAGTATGGAGTAGAAATAACTCCAGAAATTCTTGAGGGATTATTTGGACTTATTGGGCTTATTTTAGTAGGTAAATCTGCTACAAAGAGAATGTCTAAGGAATAATTGATGGATAAAACAGAAAACGCTACCATTACAATAGAAACAGAGGATGCGACAATAGTTGTAGATACTGATGAAGTCACAAGTACGGAAGATACTGTTGAAGAAAGCACAGTGAGTTTACCTACACCTAATGCAAATGAGTTGCGAGAAACATTTTTCAACAGATGTATGCTGACTCCAGAAGTCATGAGAGACTTTCCTGTAGAAAGAGACAGGTGGGTAGCTTGTACACAGGCTTTTGAAGGAAAATCTGAGAATATACTTGTCAATCAATCAGCTAGTGTAATAAAAAATTTCAGTATGCGTAGAGAAGTCAAAGATGGTATTCCGCATATTGTAGTTCCTATAGTTGCATTGGTAGAAGGCGTACATAGTGGTAGTGGTGGTGCTGTACTACATTCATCAAGTGAAATACAACGTACTGCAGGAGATTGGAATGGTGTACCACTTACACTTAATCACCCTACAGTAGGAGGAGATACTGTTTCAGCTTTAAATCCTACTATCATGAAGCAATGGAGTGTAGGAACATTCGAAAATGTATTCTATGAAGGAGGAAAACTAAAAGGTGAAGGTTGGATCAATGTAGAAAAACTTTCTCAATTGTCTCCAGAAACATTAGTTAGGATAAAACAAGGGGAAGAACTAGAAGTATCTACAGGATTTTTTAGTAAGTCTGATAACATTGAAGGAAATTGGAATGGTGAAAAATTTGAAGGAACAGTATTAGATATAGTTCCAGACCATTTAGCACTTCTTCCACATGATGAAGGAGCTTGTAGTATGAAAGATGGTTGTGGAATAAGAGATGAAGGAGAATGTGAAACCTGTAAAGTAAAGAATATGGAACCCATTTCTTTAGTACAAGCAGGAACAGAAGATAATGAAATAATTGAATCAGAAGGGGGTGAGGAAGAGATTAAAGTAAATGTAAATGAAATTAAGAAAGCAGGATTTTATATCAATGAACTCAGTCATAGTAAACTTAGAGAAGCTTTGCTTCAACAAGTGAATGCTATGGATACTGCAGGAACTATGCATTTCTTAAGAGAAGTATTTGATGATCACTTTATTTTTGAAAAACTTTCTGCTGATGGAACTCAATTATTTAGCCAAAAGTTTTCAATAAAGTCAGCTAATGACGAAGTGAAGATTAAAGGTGAAGCAAAAGAAGTGAGAGAAAAAGTGGAATTTATACCACTAGAAGTGAATAAAAATTCTAAAATTGAGGAGGCAGTAATGGAAAGAAAAGAGTTAGTCGAAGCTCTTATTACTAATGTAGAGACACCGTATGATGAAGATGATAGGGAAACTCTGATTGGTCTGACAGAAGAGAAGTTCGATAAGGTAGTTAAGTTTGTTGATTGTAAATGCAAAGACGAAGAAATTACCGTTAACAAAGAAGTAGTTAAGGAAGAAGTAGTTAAAGAAGAGATTACAGTTAAAGAAGAGATTACAGTTAATGAGGAGAAAAAAGTGGAAGACACTAAAATGACTTATGCTGAACTTCTTGAAAATGCTGCTCCAGAAGATAGAGAGTTTATAGAAAATGGTACTCAAATGTATAAAGAAGAAAAAGCGAAAGCTGTTGATGCATTGGTAGCAAATTCTAGAAACCCTTTTTCTAAGGAAACACTGGAAGCAAAAAGCTTGAAAGAGTTAAAAGAACTAGCAACACTTGGAAATATTCCAGTTACTTATGAGGGCAATAACCCTGATAGTGAAGTTAAGACACCTAAACTAGGTGAAAGACAGGATAACGGAAAAGGTGTTCCAGTAGTTCAAACACTATCAAGTTACATTAAAGAACAGAAGTAAGGTAAAGAAGTAATAATTTTTAAATTTAGGAGGAAAACAAAAGATGGCTCCAAAAACTATTATAGTTAAAGGAAATCCAATTAGGGGTGAGAAAGTTGCAAACGCTGCAATAACTCCCGGACATCTTTGCGAATTCATAAGTACTGATAAGATTCAGAAGCAAGCAGGTAACGCTCTGAACTTTCTTAGAATGTTCGCATTAGAGAACTCACTAATTGGTAATGAAATTGGAACTGACTATGCTGCAGCACAACAAGTGCAGTATGGTATCTTCAATGGTGGAGATGAAGTATATGCATGGCTTTCAGACGGAGAAAATGTAGTAATCGGTGATGAACTAGAAGCAGGGACAACAGATGGAGAACTTATTAAGAGATCGTCTGGAACTCCTATTGCGGTTGCGAAAGAAGCAGTTGATCTTTCTGCATCAGCAAATACTGCTAAAGGTAGAATTATAGCAATCATAATCTAATTTAAGGAGAGATAAAAGATGGATGTAAATGTTGATTTAATTAAAGCAGGTACAGGTTATGGTGGAGTTGCTGAGAAGCTTCTACACAATAACATGAATGTATCTTCTTTAAGAACAAACGCTGTCCTTACATATGATGAATGGAAGGATATAGACAATATAGTTCTACAGGAAGCTCACAGAAGACTAGGTGGTGTAAATGACCTTATTGAAAGAGGGCTTGTCAGAACTGGTGGTGGATTAGGAAGTACGGTATTGCAATGGCAAGATGCTAGTGATACCGACGATGCTGAAGTTAACATGGATGGTGTAAGTAGAAGTGCGAAGGATAGACAAGAATTTGATACTAACTTCCTACCTTTACCAATTATCCACAGAGATTTTGGTTTCAGTATTAGGGAAATTGAAGCTTCAAGAAACAATGTTGCAAGTCAACCTCTTGATCTTTCAATGGCAGAAGAAGCATCTAGAAAAGTTGCTGAAAAAGCAGAAAACATTCTATTCAATGGTCTGAGTACTTACTCTATGGGAACAAATGGTGGAATCATTTACGGATACACTGATCACCCTGATAGAAACACTCAAACGCTTTCACAGAATTGGGATGCTTCTGGTAAAACAGGACAAGAAATTCTAACAGATGTCATAAATGCAAAACAGGCTTTGATTAATGACAGACACTACGGGCCGTTTATGCTTTACATACCAACAGCTTATGAAACTGTTCTTGATGATGAGTTTAGTACTCAGTACCCAAGATCAATCAGAAGCAGACTGTTAGAACTTGATGGTCTACAAGGTATTAAAGTTTCTGACTTCTTGACTGCAAATAACATTGTTATGGTTTCAATGCAGAGCACAGTTGTTAGAATGGTAGAAGGTCTTCCGCTTACAACAGTACAGTGGGAAACAGAAGGTGGAATGCAAGTGAACTTTAAAGTCATGACTATCATGGTTCCGCAAATTAGGTCTACACAGGCTAATAGAAGCGGTATTGTTCATATTTCATAATTGATCACAGTAACCAATCTGTTCTTTAATAAAATTCTTTTAACCAAAAAGGAGTATTAAATGCCAAAGTTTCAAGTTAAAGAAGGAAAAAAACATTACTGGAAAAAAGCAGTTGTAAGAGGAGGGAAAAATTCCGTACTTAAAGACAGATTGCTTAAGGAAGGTGATATACTAGAATGCGAAGAATGTGAACTCGGTAGTGCGAGAGACAAATTCATTTTAGTACCAGAAGTAGAGAAACAGAAAGAACCTGTATATGGATTCTTTTCTAGAAAAGTTGCGGATAAGCAGTACGATGTAATCAGTGAGAAAACTGGTGAAAAGATCAACGATGAATTTTTAACTTATGACGAAGCCAAAGAGCTTATTAAATCTAAAAAATAATGGTTGATCGTTGGACTGTTCAGAAGTTGTGGCCTGATTCTACTGTGTTTATCATAGGTGGTGGTGAGAGTCTCAACAAAACTGGTTTGCAATGGAATGAAGATACAAAAGATATTATCAAGAAATCCATTTCTGATGATTTGTCTTGTATACACAATGAACGTGTAATAGGTGTCAACAATGCTTTCGAATTGGGAGATTGGGTTGACGTTTGTTTCTACGGTGATACGAGATGGTTAGATTGGAATGCAGATAAGATAATCCATTTTGCAGGTTTGGTAGTTTGTTGTCACCCACAAAATAAAATCGCTTGGATAAAGACTGTGGATAGAGAAAATGGTTTTGGATTAAGTAAAGACCCAAAAATCATTACATGGAATAAATCATCTGGTGGTGCAGCTATTAATTTAGCTGTCCACATGGGTGCTAAAAACATAATTCTCATAGGATTCGATATGTTTGCAAAGGCAGACGGTGCTGATAATTGGCACAACGAACATAAAATTCCTAATCAAATAGCGACCTCACCTTATGAACGAATGCTACACGCATTTGCAGAAATAAAACATGATGCTGATTCGCTCAGAGTCAACATAATTAACACATCGTTAGAGAGTAAAATTGAATGTTTCAGGAAAATGGAACTTAAAGAAGCAATAAAGGAGTATTGTTGAAATCTAAAGTAGCAATATTAACGGAGCTAAATAAACCACTTGTAGTTGATGATGTAGAAATACCTAAACTAGAATGTGGACAGGTTTTAGTAGAGATTTACAAAAGTGGAATTTGTGGTGCTCAGATAGGGGAGATCACAGGAGCTAAAGGTGAAGACAAGTTCTTACCACATTTACTTGGACATGAGGGAGCGGGAATTGTTCTAGATGTTGGAGTCGGTGTGAAACATGTAAAAGAAGGAGATCATGTAGTTGCTCACTGGAGAAAAGGTCAAGGAATAGATGCTCCTTTTCCTAAATATAAATGGGGAGATAAAACAGTAGGTGGTGGACAAGTAACAACATTTGCTGAGAGAGCTATTATTTCTGAGAACAGACTTACAGTGATTGATAAAGATTATCCATTTGAATATGGTGCTCTAATGGGTTGTGCAATTACTACAGCTTTTGGTCTTATTAATAACGAAGCACAGTTAAAGATAGGACAGAGTATAATGGTGATAGGCTGTGGTGGAGTAGGACTTAGTATTATAAAAGCAGCAAAATTGGTAGGTGCAGGAAGAATTATAGCTGTTGATCTTACAGATGATAAATTACAAACAGCTGTAAGAATGGGTGCTGATGTAACAGCAACTTCTGCAGACTTCTTTGAAGAAGCTGACATAGTGGTAGATACAACAGGTAAACCACAGGCAATAGCCGATGGTTGGAATATAGCTAAAGAAAAAATGATTTTAGTTGGTCAGCCACATAATGAAGAAGAGTTCAATTTTAGAATGCCTAGAAATACCTTTTATTCAGGAAAAGTAATGATGGATAGTCAAGGTGGTTTAACTGATCCTAATGTGGATATTCCTAGATATTTAGATATGTTCAGACACAATAAAGTAGATTATAAAGATTTAATTTCACATGAATTTAAATTAGATGATATTAATGAAGCAATGGACATGGTAAAGTCTGGAAAAGGCAGACGTTGTATGTTAAATACATTATGAGTTACATAAAGAAGTTCCTATACGAAGTAAATGAAGTTTACGATACAGAGTTAACGAAACAAAGAATTGGAAAGAAAAGTGATGGCGGTTACGTCACTTATCCAGAAATATTTAAAAAAGCTAACACAGTTTACAGTCTAGGTGTTGGTGATGATGTAAGCTTTGAAAAAGAACTGATAGCGAAGTACAGCAATATAGAAGAGATATTCCTATTTGACCCGACAATAGAAAAGCTTCCAGAAGAAAATACTAAATTTTCATTCAGACAAGAAGAAGGATTAAACGTGTTGAATGAAGAAATAAAACAAGATAGCGTTCTAAAAATGGATATAGAATGGGATGAATGGGAAATGTTCTTAGAAGCGAATAAAGATTTCTTAAATAAATTCAGTCAAATGTTTCTAGAAATTCATTTAGTAACAATAGAAGATAAAAAAGGGTTGTCCCCTTATTTCACAAATTTTTATAAGAATGTGTATGGTAAAATAAACGAAGTCATGTTTGAAACACATTACAAAGTATTAAAGAAACTCAATGACTTGTTCTATATTTATCATATACATGCTAACAATTCTTTGCCTAAAGTAGAGTTAAACGGTTACAGTTTTCCTCCTTTAATTGAGTTAAGTTTAGTTAGAAAAGACTTAGTGAAGAATACCAATATGACGAATGAGATTTTTCCAGTAAAAGGATTAGATTTTCAGAACAAAACAGACCGAGATGATATTGAAGACTTTTACCCTATAGGAGGATAAATGTTAGATTTCATATTTATAGTAGTAATGATATTATTCGTAGCAGGAGTTATTTACAACTGGAGGAAGTGGGATTGCTGAACGAGAGAAGTAAACAAATAAGAAGAGACACAATAAAGTTAAGTAAAGCAAATGGAGGATACCATTTTGGTGGATCATTTTCTTGTGTAGAAATACTGATAGCATTATATGATGAAGTGTTGGATCAATTTGATAAATTTATAATGAGCAAAGGACACGCTTGTTATCCTTATTATGTATTACTTAGAGAACATGGATTGAATCCTAAATTAGAAGGACATCCAAAACGTGATCCTCATAATGGAGTACAATGTACTACAGGAAGCATGGGGCATGGATTACCTACTGCGGTGGGAATAGCAATGGCTAAGAAGATAAAAGGTGAAAAAGGAAAAGTATATGTTCTTATGGGAGATGGAGAGTGTCAGGAAGGAACTACTTGGGAGAGTATGTTGATAGCAGGGAGACACAAGTTAGATAACTTGGTGGTTATAGTAGATTGGAATAAGATACAGGGGTCAGGGAGAACAAATGATGTATTACCTTTGGGACTTAATGATGATTCTATAACAGAGATAGCTAGACATTTAAATTGGAGAACTAGTAATATAGACGGACACAATATAGACGATTTAAGAGCAACAACTAGTGCAGATTTAAAAGGACATCCTTATATGATTATAGCAAACACTATCAAAGGCAAGGGAGTCTCTTTCATGGAGGACAAACCTGAATGGCATGCTAAGTGGCTAGATGATAAACATGAAGCAATAGCCATGAGAGAATTGGGAAGTAATAATATTAATGAGCATGAAGGATGGCAAGGTTTCGCATGATATTTGTGCCAACACTACCACAATCAGGAACTTGGTTTGTTTTAAGACTTCTAGAGAAGTGTGGTTATAGTTTAGAGTTTACTGGTGATGTTGTACTTAATAAAAAGATAATCGAAGATAAAAGTAAAGTAGCTTTGTCTACTCACATATTTCCTTTCTATTATCAAGCTTCTCCTTTTAAGGAAGTGATTCCTCATTACGGAACTCATGCTACTACTGACTATGTAGTTAAGCAATATCATATGGGAATGGCAGGAATAGAGTTGTTAACAAGACTTCACAAAACTATTATTCCTATTCGTGATCCACTGGCTTGTATTCTAACAAGAGAAGCTAGAGCACCACAATTAAGACACTTCTATATTATAGATGGATTCTTAGAAGTGATAAAAAGATATGAGGATAATCCTAACGTCTTTTTCTTCCCTGTTGATAGATATAATACAGTAGAAGATAGGGGATACTTAGTTAAACATGTCCTAAATTGTTGTGATATTGATATAAATAAATACAGAGATGAGATTGATAATTATATAGTTGATTGGAAAAAAGTAAATTCTGCAGAGAATAGGTTCAGAGAACCATACGAAAATGGGGACATAGATAAAATAAAAGATATGCTCAAAGAGAAATGGGCAGAAGTAGAATACTTAAAAATTCATGGTGGTACGATATGGCCTTTTTTAAATAGATTAGGCTACACAGATAAATTGTGGTAAGAAAGAAATTATTAGTATACAGGAAATGGTGTGGTTTAGGTGATTGGATAATGGCATTGACTGTCTTAAAAATGTTCAATCAACAGTTTCCAGATATTGATATCTATGTGAATTTAAAAGGTAAAAGTAATTTTGCAGCAGAATATGTTTCTCAAAGATTACCAGACCTTATAATAGATATTATAGAGAATTTTGATGTCAAGATAAAAGGTTATACTTTCTATGATAAACCAGAAGAACATAGAAAGAGTTATGATTATATAAGTGGTCATATGCACTATACAAGAGATGGGACTCCCTTTATAGAAGATATGGTAAGCAATCTTGCTCACATGACAGGATTACCTTTAGAATATAAGGACACAGTTTTTGCGCATCATGGAAAGAGTTTTGTTCCTAAAAATCCTGCTCCTTATGTTCTGATACAGTCGTGTAGTAAGAGAAGAGAAAAAGGTAGAAAAGGAAAAGATTATGGTTTCAATAATATGACTGTAATCTCTAGAATGCTTTCTGCAAAGATAAATGTGATACAGATAGGACAGGAAACTGATTGGTTTCTGCCAAATGTAGCAAGAGCACTGTCACTCAATTTAACTACGTTACATGAGTTAATGATGAACTGTTGGTGCTTTATAGGGATGGATGGTGGATTAGGTGTTTATGCTTCGCATCATAAGATTAAGCAATTTATTATTTACGAAGAAGCAGAGAGATTTGGTTGGACAGATTTTCCTAACAGAACTCAGTTAGATGGAAGTGTTTTAAAACCAGAAGAAATTGGAGAAATTATTTGCGAAGAGCTGGCATATACAAAATAACAAATATTCACAATGGTAAATCTTATATAGGAAGTGCTGTAAATTTATATGCTAGAAAGCATATCCATTTCAGTACTTTAAAAACTAAT